CGCTTCACATACTTCGAAAAGGCTTGATCGCGCATGATTGGCATCCTCCTCGCCACTTCATGCTTTCAATATAGACCTTTGCAACAGCTAATTCCTACAGAGCCTTGATAAAGCCGGTCGGGTCTTCCTCGGCCAGCCGCTGCATGATGACGATGATCGGCGTATCCGGGTTGGCCTTCCGGCTCTTGACCGTGGAGATCAGCTTGCGGTTCGCGGCGGCCCGCTTGGTCTTGCTATAGGCATCCTCGACCTTCAACGGGTCGTCGATGATGATCGCGCCCTGCCAGCCCTCGGCCATGTGGCCGGCGCGAAAGCCGGTAATCTGACCGCCCAGCGATACCGCATAGACGCCCCCGGCCTTCTTGCCATCGTGGATGACATTCCAGCGTTTCTTCGACTTGGCGTCGTCAGCGATGGCCAGCGGCCAAAGCGTCTGAAATTCCTCCGAATTGACGATCTCCCGCGCCGTCTCGCTGTTGAGCAGCGCCAGATCGTCCGAATAACTGATGTGTAAAAAGCGGGCGCGCGGGTTGATGGCAAGGCCGCGGGCGATCAGGTTGATCGCCACAAGCTCGGTTTTCGACGACCCCGGCGGCACGTTGATGACGACATTTTTCAACTCGCCGTCGATGACGCGCTGCACGGTGTCGCAGATCAGGCGGTGATGCCAGTTGACGCGGAAGTCTATCCCTTGCCGGTGACGAAAAAAGTATGTGGTGAAGTAGAGGTGGCTGGCTTCACATTTCAGCTTCTCGCGCCTAAGCCGCTCCCGCCTGATCTCCTCCCGCCTTGGCAACGAGGCGTTCAAGGGCTTCAAGTTCTTCATCGGACAGGCTCGACAGGTCAGGCGCGGCGCTCTGGGTTTGAATCGGCCCGCCGTCCTTGCCGGTGACCTCGACCGCCGCCATCTTGGCGTGCAGGTATGGCGCGGCATCCTTGGCAAACGGAAAGGCCGCCACTGCCCCGCCTTCCTTGTAGGCGTCGATCATCGCCTCAAGCATCACCTCAAGCGGGGTCTTGCCTTGCTGGGCGGCCTTGTCGGCAATTTCCCGCGTTTTGCGCGTCGCGCTCCCCGGTTTCCTGCCCGCGCCCGGACGCGCGCCACCTCGTTTTGACTCAGCCACTTTGATTGATTTTGATTGTATTCAAACGATTTTCGGGCAACAAAAAACCCGCTCGGAGGCGGGTTTTCGGGGGTGCGCCAACTTTGGACGCAACTTGAGGACTAGCGAATAGGGCGCTATTTTCCGCATGAAATGCGGAATGTCAACAAAGCGTGTGAAATTCGTCAGAAATCCAACTGCGTTTCGTGAATCCCCATCGCGGCAGCAATCTTTTCACGGCTTGATCGGACGATGCGCCAGATGTCAGGCCGTCCTGTGTTCCGCCTCCCAGCCCTTGACGGCCAAAGCGATGTAACGCGGCACGGGGCGCGCGCCGGTACCGTAGGCGCTCATCGTGCGCGTCGTCATACCCAAGGCCTCGGCGGCCTGTTTCAGCGTCAAGCCGTGGCGAGCGCGCCACAAGGCGAAAAGGCGGGTGTTTTCATCGGGCGCGTTCTGCGCCTGCGCATCCAGCCACAGCGTATCAGCGCCGATCTGGATGTCGTGCTCCGGCCATTCCACCGTCCAGCCGCAATCTTCGCCAATGCAGGCTTTGGCGAATTCCGCTTCATCACGCAACGGGGCCAGGCCGCGCTTCATGAAAACCGTCTCGCGCTTATCTACTGTCATCACGCTGCCGTCGATGAACGACAAGCGCAGCCGGTAACCTGGCAAGGCCTCGACAGCGGAGAGGCGCGGGCGGCTCATGGGGGTCAGTCGTGCCATTTTTTCCATTCCTCCATCAGTTCGTCGCGGTGTTGGGCAACCCATACCAGCGCTTCCGCCAGCAGCGTCTTGGGCGCTTCGCCCGTGACCGCAAGCGTTTCCAGCGAGATCACCACGTCAACATCGGCCCCGGCCAAGTGTGCATGCGGGGGCGGATGGTCGTCCTCACGGATTTCAAGACGGTATTTTTGGCGGAAGCGTTGCTTGGTCGTCATGGAGGTATTGTGTAGAAATTATTTCCACACGTCAAGCTTACCCCACGTTTCCAGTCCGCCCGCCGCGTCCCTGCCAGCGGTTGAGGAAGTGCTGTGCAGTACTCAGGCACGACAGCGCCTCATCGACTTCCGTCCAGCCGGAGATAATCAGGTCCCGCAGGACTTCCGCAGCCTCCTCTAGCTCCTCGCCGAATTTGGCCAGTGCAGGACTTCCCATGCGGTTGGTATTTTTGATGCGGTTGCCGACACTGCGGATTTGCTCCGCGATGTCCTTTGCCATTTCGATGGTGCGCCCGTCGCGCGGGTAGGGATTGGCCAGGTCGCGTTTGTACGTGCCGACTTCCGGCGGACGGGTGAAGGTGATATGAGGCAGGTTGAACTCAGGCGCGCCAGCAGGCACGGGCAGATTCGCTACCGCTTCGCGCACGGCCACGGCGATGGCAGCGTTCAGGTCGTCGCCGACGCTGGCCGGCGCGGGCAGGGCCGGGGCCTGGGTGTCGAGGAACACCCGGATGACTTTGAGATGAAACGCCGGGCTGATCCAGGCGGCGTAGGCAATGACCAACTCGCGGCAGGCGTAGGTCTGGCTGCCGTTGCGCCCGCCGTGTCTTTTGACCAAAGCCGGATTTCCGGCTTTGGCATCCGCCATTTTTGGCGGTTGCTCAATTTCCGCAATAAGGGCTTGAGTTTGCTCAAGGCGGATGAAGCGATTCGGTTCGTGTTTTTCTTCGCCACCGCTAGCGCGGTGCAGGTCGTTGAGGGAAAAGAGGCCATCCAGTTCGCGGATGGCGGACGTGCCGAGGGTGAGGATGTTTGCCATGATTGGCTCCAAGTTGACAGGTTTTGAACCTGCCGCCCCTCCCTGCCAAGAGAAGGGAGGCAGACCGTGCGGGTTGGCAGACCGGAACTTGGAACCGGCACACCCTCGCGGGTGTCCCACACGGCCCGCCATAAACGGAGCCATGCCCGCGCAGCGCGGGAAAATAAAAAGCCGCAACGACCAAGGGCGCGCGGCTTTGCTGCGCCAAGTTTGCGGTCTGCCAAGACCGACCGGCGCACTGTAACGGCAATTTTCCCGCTTGACAAGCGTAACCCCATGGGTTACAGTTTGTCCATGATCAAATCGTTCGCGCACAAGGGATTGGAGCGTCTGTTCAACTCCGGTTCGGCGGCGGGCGTTCAGGCCATTCATGCCAGGCGTCTGCGCCAGATTCTGGCCTTGCTCAACGATGCCTTGTGCATCGAGGATATGGATGCGCCCGGTCTGCGCCTGCATCCGCTCAAGGGGGATCTGAAAGGCCTGTGGGCGGTCACGGTGCAAGCCAACTGGCGCGTGACCTTTCGCTTTGAAAACGGCGATGCCTATGTCGTCGATTACCAAGACTACCACTGAGGAGACGCCGCCATGACGATGCACAACCCGCCCCACCCCGGTGAAATGCTCCATGATCTGTGGCTGGAGCCGCTGGGTCTTTCCATCACCGATGCGGCCAAGACGCTCAATGTGTCGCGCAAGACGGTTTCGGAAATCGTGAACGGCCGCGCTTGCATTTCCGCTGAAATGGCGTTGCGGCTCGAAATGGCGTTCGGCAAGAGCGCGCAAAGCTGGCTTGCCCATCAGGCCAACCATGATCTGTGGCGCCTCAAGGCGGCTTGCCCTGATCTGGGGGTGCGCCATGTGGCCGGGGCGGCTTAAGTGGCGCATCACGCCGCCGCCTTCCATCGCCCGCATCCGGCCAAAGAGGCCAAGGCATACCAGGTTGAGCAAGCGCGTGATTTCTTGATCCTGATTGGAGTAAGGCCATGTGGGCAAAGGAGCTTGAAATGAAATTGTCTGACTTAAAAACCATCGACGTGGAAGCCGTCGCCAAGGCCATCGAGGCGGATGAGGGCGAACCGGTACCTGGCATCCGGGAAGCGCTGGCCGAGGTGAAAGCTGGTGTCGCGGGCCGCATCACAACGCCGGAGCAAATCTTGTTGCGAGAGGCGAGAAAGGCAACAGGGCTGTCACAAAGCGAGTTCGCCAGACGCATCGAAACGCCGGTAGCCACCTTGCGCGATTGGGAGCAGGGGCGCTTCACGCCGCCGGGCGCTGTCAAGGCGCTGGCGCGGCTGATCGCCCGGCATCCACAATGGGCCGATGAGCTGGCGGCGGTGTGACGGGCAAGCTGGTTCATCGGCCCACCATCCCTATAACCCGCAACCTTTCCTCAATCGCCTCCATCGCCGCCGACTCAAGCCCCGGAACGCTTGGCTGACCCTTCTTCGCTTGAGCGCTGCCGAACAGCAGGGCGACCTTGGCCGCATGCGCGCTAACCGTGTCCCGGTGAATGTCATGTTTCTCCGCCAGAGCCTCCAAGCTGATGCGCTCGTCCCGGCGCGTGAAATACCGGACGACATACTCGCGGCGCATCATCCCGTTGGCGACGCATCCGGCGAGCGCGGTAGTGCGAACGTGATCGGCCAGCCGGGCGATTGCATCCACCCATTCCTTGTTCGGCTTTTTCCCGGCGCAGCAGGCTGCCCGGCAATGGCACGGCGCCGAGCGCGGCGCGATGCGGGCGATGATGATGGCCTCGGCCAGCTTACCCAGCGCCTTGACCTCGGCCCGGATCATGCCGGCCTGCGCCGCGCCGTCGAGGCCGACCAAGCCCTTGCCGCTGCCGATGGCCGGCGATGCCATACGGTTCATCATCGGGCGGTCGTAGCACTGGCCCGAGTAGTTGTAGGCAAACACGAGCGCGCCATGCGCGTTGTCGAACAGCGGCACAAACATCTCAGCGGTGGCGATGTGACCCATACAGCATTTCTCCAATTTGTTTAACGAATTCGCGCTGGACGAAATCCAGCCGGCGGTCGTCGGCTGACACCACCAAAATCTTTTGCTCGCGCCAGCCGGCGCGCTTGATGGCGTCGGCATCCATGTTTTCGGCAGCCATGCCGCCCAGGGCGCAGCGCGGGGGCCGGGGGGCGCTCATGCCTGCCCCAGCTCAACGACCTGCACGGTGGCCCTGGCGGTGGCCGCGTAGCGTTTCTTGACGGTCACGTCGCACGCCTGCTTGTCGTCTCGCCACACGATGTCGTTGCAGGCGTCGAAAATGCCCTTGACAACGTTGTCGACGTCCGGCTTGGAAGTCGGGAAAATCGCGCCATCAAGCGCCGCCCGCTGCTTTTTCTGGGACCAACTGGCCGGCGGCGTCACGTAGAGACAGATCGCCACCGAAACGGCCCCGTCGATCAACGGACGGCCGTTCATCGCCTCCTCGGCTTTTACCTTGACCAGATTTTCGTAACTGGCCGTTTTTTCGGGCGTGTAGGCGGTAACGAAATTGCCTCGGCGGGCGAATTTCGGGCGGCCCTTGCCGACCGGCGTGCCCGGAATCACAAAAGCGACGGTTGCCGCTGGCTGATTTCCCATTGCTGCTTGACCTCCCTGATCAGTTCCTGCGCCGCGTCTTCCCCACGGCATTTCTTCACATCCGCGTAGTACCCGGCCCGCTTCTCCCGGCCCCACTGCAAAACCATCCGCGCCTCGCACACGCGGCGATGCCTCTCCCCCCAGGTGCAGTTCGGTTTGTCGCATCGCGCCGCTCCGCACATCAGGCAGCATTTCGCAGGATCGGTTGCCACTGGCCGTGCTGCCAGACCTTGAGCAGCTTGCCGTCGGCGGTACAGACGCCGCGTTCGAGCATCTCTTCGACGCAGGATTGGAGCCGTGGATCGCGCCTCGCGCCATCCAGGATCATTCGCAGATGAGCGATGCTCCGGGGATGCGTTGCCCATTGCCGCTGGAAATCCTCGCCAACGTTTCGGGTGATGACGGTTGCCGCCCGGTTGATCATCACCATGGCGCGCTGGTTCTCCACCGGAGACGGCGGCGGCAGAGCGGGCCGGTACGGCTCCGGCGCATTGCGGCAGGCATCGAGAAATTCCGGCAGCGTTGGCGGAAACTTCGACGCCGCCAACACCTTGAGCGCATAGCCGATGGCCTCGGGCCTCGCGGCAAATGGGGCCAGTTCTTCGGCCCATGTCGCTCGGACGTTGGCGAGGTCGCAGCCCTTCCAGCGGTCGTGAAACATCGCCCCGTATCGCCCTTCCAGCCGGGAAAAAATGCGCTCGACCCAAGCGTCAGGCAACACGGGAACACTCCCCGGTGATGTCGCGTTCGGCGTTGGCAATCGGTCGGTCATGGTTCGGTTTTCTCCCGGTCAGGGCAAAGGAAACGGCTTCGCGTTCGTCGTGGATCGTGCGCCGGGTCTGGCGCGGCCTTTGGCTCCAGGGCGGCCCGGTTTCCCGGACGGTATCGGCCAGAATCGAGTCGAGCAGCCCGGCATTGACCGGCTGCGGATTGGCCTTCGACGCTCGCCGCTCGTTCGCCGTTTCCAGCGCCGTCATGGCCTGGGCATCGCTGACGCCGCGCTCGGCCCAGCCCCGGATTCGCGGATCGCTGGCCTGCAAGGCCGCGCCGCGTTGCCGCAGCAGGACGGTCAGCTCGATGGCCCTAGCGGTGATCGGATCGGCAGGCGACGAAGCGGCAGCAGGCGGTTTTTCGCGCGACACCGGTTGAGGTACTGCTGCTGCTTGTTCGGAGAGAGGGTTTACTTCTGGTGTCTGGCTATGGTTAGGGTTACGGTTCGGTTCATACTTGATAACCGAATCGGTTTCCGGTTCGATAACCGATTCGGTTTTTCTTGGCCTGCCGCCTCGCTTTCCGATTTGCTGATTTATTTCGCGCTGCGCGATACCCTTTCGAATTTCATTCAGCGCCCGGTCATTGACCAAACCGCCGTCCGTTTCATGCCAGAAACGGGCTGTCACACGGTCTATGGCATCGCGCTCGGCCTTCGATTCTGCTCGCAGCAGGCGATGCAGTTCGCGCCCCGTCGGCAGCGGTTTTTCGGTTGCATACAGATGCTGTAGCATCAGCAGATACGCGCCATGCTCGGCCAGCGTCAGCGTTCCTGTATCGCGCTGGTAGTCGCCGATGTAGAGTTTGAAAAAGTTCATCGGCACCACTCCTGCGGTGTTCTGGCTCCTTTGGCGCGGGTATCAGCCGGATAAGGAATAGGTAGACTCATTCCAACACACGCAGTCGGATGAACGCGCCTAACAAGCCGCATGAGGCCAAGACGTCGGCATTGTTCTTGCCGAAGGCGATCAGAACAGACGGTGCACCAGAATTTCCGGCACGCCCCCACGCCCGGCAACCTGAACGATAGGCGACCACCAGTCTCGAAGAGAGTATTCAAAATAGTCTCCAATGGACGATGGCGCTCATCGGCCAGTTCCCTTCTTCATCTGGGCAATCTGGCAGCCTCCCCACCCGACATGGAGTTTCCCCCGTGCGAGAATGGGTTTTCCAAGACACCATCCAACACACAGGGGACTCCATGACTGACCCAATCACGCTATTCACCACCGCTGCCAACTCCTTGAAAGCGGCCAAAGACATCGGCGTGGCGCTGACTGGATTGCGTGACTGGAACCTCGTCGCCGAAAAAGTCACCGCGCTGAACAACGAACTGCTCAACGCACAAGATGCGCTGTTCAGTCAGCGGGCGGCCTTGCTCCAACTCCAGGACGAGCATTTCAAATGCCGCGAGGAACTCCGAAAAGTTCGAGAAGCCCTGGATGAGCGCAAGCGCTACACGTTGGTCGACATGGGTTGCGGCTATTTTGCGTATCGGATGAATTTGCCCCCAGAGGAAAGCCATGCCGCGCAACCAGCAGGCGCGCAGGCTATGCACTACGTTTGTCAGCGCTGTTTCGACATCGGGCGAAAGGTGGTGCTCCAGCCCACGTTCTACTTCGGCAACCGGACGGGCCTGTGCTGCCACGCATGTGGAGCCAAGCTCAACACCGGGTAGGGATTCCGTATGCTCTGTCAGCGCGTCCTTAAGAATTTTGACCAGTTCATCAGCCGGTATCCGGCGGATGGCATCGGCAAGACTGCCGCGCAGTATGTATTCGTCCGCCGGACTCACGCCCCCCCCTTCGCGCCACGACGCTCCGACTGACGCCGATCCGCAGCGCGGCGCTCATGGTCGCGCCGCTCACTGGCACGGCGATCGGGTGTCACGACCGTGATCAAGCCATCGGACGCTTGCACCTTCTCGGCAAGCTCCGGCCAGATCAGGTACCAGTCGTCCGGGCGAAGATCTTTGCGAGTTACGGCGCCGTTGGTGGCGTGCTCGATGGCGACGCAGTATGGGATTGGCACGGGGCGTTTTCCTGAAATCCATTGATTCACAGTCGGCACCGATACGCCGAGAAGACGAGCGAGACGCGACTGGCCGGATACAACTAAACAAGCCCGTTTCACAGAAAGCTGAGTGTGCGAAAGTTCCATAGGCCAAACATTAGGCAATGTCTTAATGTGTGTCAATAGCCATTGCCTTAACATCATTCACTGGACGATCATTAGGCAATGCTTAGTAAAGAAAAACTAGGTCAAGCTATCGCTGCGGCCATAGAACTCAAGAAGGCTTCTGGCGCCATACGGAAAGAGGCTGAAGTGGCGCGCCATTTCGGCATAAAGCAACCATCGCTTGCCGCATGGAAAAACCGAGGGACGATTGGAAAAGATAAGCTGCCTGAGCTATGGCGGTTCTTCTCCGATGTCGTTGGGCCTGAGCATTGGGGGATGTCGGCGTGGCCAATGTCATCAGAAGCCAGTGAGAGTGACAGTGTTGTCACCATGCCAAGAACAGATATCGCCCGCTTCGATGTGCTCGACATCGTGGCATCATGCGGGCCGGGGGTCGTCAATACAGACTACCCGGAGATCGTTCATGCCATCGAAATGCCCGTTGAGATGGCGCGGCGGATGATCGGGCGCACAGACAGCGCCGTTAAAGTCATCCGGGCAAGCAAAGACAGCATGCACCCAACGATCAACCCGAATGATCTACTGTTTGTTGATACCAGCGTTATCGAGTTCAAAGGGGAAGGCGTCTACCTGATCCAGCATGGCGGCGATCTGCTCTGCAAACGGATGTCACGGGTCGGAAAAACGCTCATGGTCACATCGGACAACGCACACTATCCACCTTGGGCATGGGACGAACGCATGCATGATACGCGCATTGTCGGTAGCGTACTCAGGGCGCTACCGATGGATTTCAAAAATTTTGGTGGTTAAAACGGGGGTATTTTGTAATGAAGGAATTCAACCAGCGCATCATCAAGCACGGTGAGCATATACGTGCAGTTGGCGATCATTGCTCAACAGAAGAAACGACAAAGCAGGCGCTGATCCTACCGCTATTGGATATTCTCGGTTTCAGTCCGTTTGACCCAACAAAAGTTAAAGCAGAGTATGGAGCAGATTTCCCAGGAGCAAAGGCAAATGAGCGTGTTGATTATGCTCTGTTCTGCCAAAATCTTCCGGTCATGTTCATAGAGGCAAAGGCGCACGGCGAAAAATTAAGCAATCACTGCGCGCAGCTAGCGCGCTACTTCAATGCGACACCAGAAGTCACAGTAGCCGCTATCACAAATGGTCGCGAATGGCGCTTTTTCACGGATTTAAACAACAAAAACGTCATGGACACCGACCCGTTCCTTACTGTCAATTTTGAGGAACTGGATGAATCGCTGCTTAGCAGACTTTACAGTTTTCGACATGACGAATTCAAGCCGGAGGCGCTGCGCACGCTGGCCGAAGAGAGCATCTATCTCGCCGCCTTCAAAGATGTCATCAGCAGCAGCCTGAAAACGGCAGATGCAGATTTTGTCAGATACATAGCCGGACGAGCCGGCATCCAACGACAATTCAACCAGAAATTTATCGAGTCAATCACACCGCTTGTGCGGCAAGCAGTAGAAAAAGCTGTCAGCGACATGGTGGTTAGTGGACTATCTCAAGGACATAGGCCAGAACAAGTTACAGTCCAGCCAGCTCAAGAATCGGCAGCAAAGCTCGGAGATGATGGTGATTATGTCGATCCGACGAATAGCAAAATCATCACGACACGCGATGAGCGCAGGATTTTTGAACTGGCGAAAGATATACTAGGGCATGACATTGGTCTACAGGCAAAAGACACTGAGAGCTACTACACGATTCTTTATCAAGGGAAAAGCAACCGCTGGATTTTCAGATACTACGGCGACAAAAAAATACCAACAATAGTCATTCCTATTAATCTAAAAGATTATCACAGGAAGGAAATATCTAGGGCCGGCCTTGAGATTGGAACAAATGAAACAATTATGATGCCATCTCCTGAGCATCTGTTGCGTATAGCTGGCCTGCTGTTTGATATTTTAGATTATTGCAAAAACGATGAGAATTTCAGGATAAAAAAGACAGTCGCAGGCAGCGGACATTCTACTTGACGGCGGAATTATGCCTTCTGGGAAGTCCGCCCCCGTGCCGCCGTGGGAGTGGCGGCGGGCAAAGAGATAGTTCACGTAACAGACGGAAAGATTATCTGCAGCGGTCTACGGCGCTCTATCGATCTCATTATGGACGGCAACACGCCTGAGGAATGCCGTAGTTCCATTGTTGATCTCAAGAGAAACCTTGTAGTTTCCTGTTACGTGAATGGTATAGATGTCCGGGTCGGAATAACTGCTGAGCTTTTCAAAGCGAAGGCCAGGAGGACGTGCTGACAAAGCAAGGTCTTGCAGCTTTTGATCTACCAAGTCGCGTAGATCGTTGGGCAGCTTGTCGTATTCCTTGTGAAACCGCTTTGATTTTTTCCAGCGCGCGATAACGACGCCACCGGCACCGGTGATCGTCATGAATTGGCGCGCAACTCGGCAATCAGCGCACTTACCGTTTCGCAGGCATCACAATCAGTACGTGGCTCGGCACTGAGATCATGCGCAATGATGGCTGCCCGGAAATCGGCCAACAACTCGATCAATTCGGCCACCTCGTTCATTGCCGATTCGTAGGCTTCATGCAATGCTTCGCAGTGATGATCCTTGAGGCGGCAATCCTTATCAATCGCAGCACGCTTGAGAACTAGCTTTCGAAGAAAGGCATCAAGCTGCGTTTCAGAACGGGCTATCGTATCAATCGCAACGTCATCCGGGTCGATATATTCTTCCTCTGCAATGGATAACGATTCGATTTCATCACGTCCAGCGCCAACAACTTTAGCTATTCCGCCCATGATCTGAGCGATCCCAAGCATGGCGTCAACTGTCCCATCAATTGCCGCAATCAGGCCAATACTGGCCGCTTCGGTCGACTGGGCTATGCCCACGATCCGCTCGCCAGTGCCATTATGACGTTCACTTTGATGTCGCATTGTTTCCCTCATGAAAAAAGCCACTTACGCAGCCTTTCTATAAACCATAGTATAGGTAGCAGAGTTCTCATGTAAAGCGACTTATCCCCACGAAAGCTGGTTTTTTCGCACTAATTCGCACAAAACTTGCGAACGGATCTGCCGCCAAGGTAGACCAGCGCCCACAGCCATTCCCCGTGCGGGCTTTTTCATGGCGCATTGGCGGCCAGCACGGCGGCGGCGCGGGTTTGCTCGCACGCCAGTTCAATGCACCGTCACATCCCGCGCAAAAAACAAGCCCGCGCCCACCCCGAAACGCTGGCACAAACGGGTAATCTGGCGCACGTTCAGTTGCCGCTTTCCAGCCAGCACCTGCGACACCACGCTCTGATTGCCGATTTCCGGTAACTGTGACTGGTTCAGCCCGTGCTGTTCCATCAGAAAATGCACCACTTGCGCAGGCGTTGCGTCTGGAATCGGAAAATTGCGCTTGTCCTGCGCTTCCAAAAGGTCGGCCAGGGTGAGAAACAGGCTTTCGTACTTGCCGCCCTCGCCCGCTTCACCACTATCAGCCAGCGCATTCATCAAGGACGCCAGGCTGTCGTAATCGCCAAGGCCCGCCGCCCGGCGGAAATGGGTGAAGGATTGGTTGACCTTCTCGATATTCAGGGTGTCCATGGGTCGCACTCCAATCAGGATCAAGAAATCACGCCACCCACAGTTCCTCGCGGATGCACACGCCGCGCGATTTCGGCCCGGCCGGGCAGGGTTTTCAGGTCATAGCTCGCCTGCATTGCCAGCCAGGATGCCGCATCGCCGCCAAAGTAACGCGCCAGACGCTCGGCGGTATCGGCGGTAACGGCGCGGCGCTCCTTGATGATTTCATGCAGGCGAGTAGCCGGAACCGCCAGGGCAATCGCCAGGGCATTCACGCTCATGCCAAGCGGCGCCAGAAAATCCTCGCGCAACACTTCGCCGGGGTGGATGGGGCGCATGCCGTTTTTGATAGTCGTCATCTCGAAGTCCTCTCAGTGGTAATCCACCGCAGACCAGAGCACGCGATATGTGTAGTGTTTCGCATCCATCATCACGCCGTCAGTTCCTGCAATAGATCCGGGTGGCGATCGAGCAGGCGCAACAGCAGCACCGTCGATTTGGGCGGTTGCGTTTTGCCGCGCTCGTACTCGGAAAAGCCGGTCGAGCCGCCGCCAAACAAGCGCCCGGCTTCGGCCTGGGTCAATTTCAGCTTCTTGCGGGTGGCGCGCAATGCTTTGGCGCGGCGCTCATCGGCGCGGGCGGATGCCGCCTCGATGGCATCGCTGACGCGCCGGCCTTCACCGCTGCCCAGGTCAAATTCAATATCGCCGCAGGCGGGGCAGTGCCAACCAGACACTTGTGCGACAAAAAACGGCTCGCCGCCCACTTCGCTCGTGATGTCTTTGGTTTCGTGCCGCAATACCGTTCCGTCATCGCATTGCAAGCAATAACGGGGGTTACGGGCAGGGAGTTGAGTTTTCATGTCATAGCTCCTTGAACTGGATCACCACCGCGCCATCTTGCAGGGTGAGCTTGATATAGGCCCTGCGGCCATTCGGACAAAGGGCGTGATACACGTCTTGCCACACCCGATGGTCGGCGCGGGTCGTCATGCTCTTGTAGAACTTGCTGCTGGAGAGCGTCAGAACAACGCCGACCGCTTCATTTTGCGAAATCTTCAGCGCATCCGCGCCGCGTTTGGCGGCGAAGGTGAAGGCGTCCATGCCATGCTCGGCGACGATGGTCTTGATCGCGTTCAGCGGATAGTGCGGCTTGTGCTTTTCCATGTCGCCGATTATACGGAATCCGTGTATTTTTTCAAGCGGCTTAGGCGACGCACTCCGCCGTTCCACGGCCTCGCCGCCGATGACCGTACCGGCGTTCGCGTCGTCACTGAGCCCCACATCGCTTCCTCCTTCTGACCCGGCTTGATCGGGCCGCGGGGGTATTGTGCCAGAAAAGTTAGCCAATGCCTATTGACACGAAATAAGGCAATGGCTAATCTTCACTCACCGCACAACGAACCGAGAGCATAGAAATGACCGACCAGCAACTCGCCGAATGGGAAGCCGCCGCAGAAGCCGAGCGCCGCGCCGAGCAGAAGGCGCGCATGGCGCAGGCCATGAAGGCGGTCGCCGAAGCGGCCACGTTCGATACCTCCAAGGTGGCCGCCTACCGGCTCACCGGCAAGCGGTAAATCCAAGCCCGAACACCGGCACCTGGCCGTTGCCAATGCAGCCGCAAATAGGCGGTGAGCAGCGAAACACAGGGGGCTTGGATTTGCAGCACAGGCCGCCGTCACTGACACGACGGCATCAAGGCGGGAAAAGCCTGACTACCGGGAGAGCACGGCGGCCCACTCAAGGCGAAAGCATGAGCGCTGTAGGGCAAGCGGAGAAAGCGCGTTACTCCGACGAAACACGCAGTACCGCGGGACTTTTTGGAGACGAGCATGTGTGCCAGCCATCCGCTTCGCCAATTCACTGTCAAGGTCAAATCCGGCGCCACGTCGGAAGAAATCACCGTTCTGGCGGCCAGGAGCGGCGACGCCCTGGCCATCGCCTCGCGGGCGTTTGCCGACGAGGACTGCGCCGCGCCGCCCTGCGGAATCGGCCTGTACGCCCGCCCGCTCACTCTGCTGGAGGCCGCATGATGAAAAAGATTCGCGCCATCACGAAATTCATCGGCGACTACCGCTTTTATCGCCGCCGCGGCGAGAGCGTGCGCAACGCCTGGCGTCTGGCCCACCTGACCATCTGACGGAGCGACGCATGAACGCCCCCGACCGCATCACGGCCGAACCGCTGGCCGTTATCCGCGCCAGTTCCTGGCCCTCGCTCTTCGACTGCGCCCACCGCTGGTATTTCCAGAACATCGTCGGCTTGCGCATGCCGTCATCGGGCAATGCCGCGCTCGGCACCGCGATTCACGCCGGCACCGCCGCTTTCGACGCCGCCCGCCTCTCTGGCGAGCCGGTCGATGTCGTGACCGCCGTTGATACCGCCCGCGCCGCCTTGCAGAACCCGGAGCAGGACGTGGCATGGGATGACAACCTGACGCCGGTCGAGGCTGAACAGAGATACGATAAATCAGGGGTGGGAAACGCGATAATTGCGGTAAACAGCGGGACACTATGCGAAATTTTGGGACGGCGAATGCAAATAATTTGCACAGAG